GAAAGGTATGGGCAAAAATTATTCAAAGGCGTAATGAATTTGGTTTTCCATATATTATGTTTAAGGATAACTCAAATAACAATTCCCCCTACAAAGAGTTGGGTATGGAGATAACTGCTTCAAATTTATGCAGTGAAATTCAATTACCAACAGATTCATTAAACTCATTTGTTTGTTGTTTGGGTTCATTGAATTTACTTCATTGGGATGAGATAATTGAGACTGATGCAATTGAGGTTTATACTATGTTCTTAAATGCAGTTATGGATGAATTTATATTGAAGTCAGGTAAAATGGCTGGTATGAAAAGAGCTAATAGATTTGCATCACAACACAGAGCAATTGGTTTGGGGGTTTTGGGTTATCATTCACTATTCCAATCAAAATTAATTCAATTTGAATCTTTGATGGCAAAGCAATTAAATCATCAAATATTTAAAACAATTAAAGAAAAATCTGAATTAGCTTCAAAATATTTATATGAAGAGAAGGGATATGAATGTTTAAGAGAGGGATATGCCAACACAACACTAATTGCTATTGCCCCAACCAAGTCAAGTTCCTTTATTCTAGGGCAAGTAAGTATGGGTATTGAGCCAATCAAATCAAATTATTTTATTAAAGATTTGGCTAAATCAAAAACAATTTATAAGAATCCATTTTTGGAGATTGAATTGGATAAGTATGGTTTAAATACACCAGATACCTGGGAAAGTATTTTAAAGAAAGATGGATCGGTTCAGCATTTGGATTTCCCCACAAAAGAGGTATTTAAATCATTTATTGAAATATCACCAAAAGAATTGATATTACAAGCAGCACAGAGGCAAAAATTTATTGACCAATCACAATCATTAAATTTGATGATACATCCATCAGTTCCAGCAAAGGATATAAATCAATTATATCTATATGCACATGAAGAGGGGGTTAAGACTCTTTACTATCAGTTTAGCCAGAGTTCAGCACAATCATTTGCAAGAAATATTAATGAGTGTGTGAGTTGTGAATCGTAGATTTGATACAATTTGTTAAATAAAAAACCCCCAACCTATTAATTTAGAATTGGGGGTTTTCATTTTTTTTATTTTCCACTCAATGTGTCATAAATACGTTCAAGTTTTTTTACATCAGCTTCACTAAATGCAAAATTACTATTCTCAAATTTATCTTTCATTGTTGAAAGTTTATCCATAATTTTTTTAATCATAGATAGTGCTTTTTTGCCAGTTTTTGCTTTACCTTCTTTATGGTAGTCCATAAAAAGACCTTCACTTTCTTTTTCTTCAACAATTTTTTTAATTAGTCTGGATAACCCAGCCTCTGATAGTCTTAATGTTTTCATAATTTTTTTTATATAAATATACAATAAATTAAATTGGGTTGCAAATTTATAAAAAAACACATATTTATATACAAACAAAGTATAATGGCTGAAGGTTTTACATATGGGGTTGATTTTCCTTTTGACACATCGTTAAGGGGTGATGCTGTTAAAATGACAGAGAGTGCGTCAGATGAAATTAGAGCATCTTTATTACATTTACTATTAACAAGAAAAGGTAGCAGATATTATTTACCAGATTTTGGTACAAGATTGTATGAATTTTTATTTGAACCATTGGATATAGTTTCGTTTGATGTTATTGAAACTGATATTAGGGATTCAATTTCCAAATATATACCAAATTTAGTTATAAATAAAATAACCATTGAACCATTAAATCAAGATGAAGAAATTCAATCAACAAGATTAAGTGTGGATGATGTGGGGTTATCATCAAGGGATAAGGTTTATCGTTCACCAGGTAATGGTACATACCAAAATACTGCAAAAATAAAAATAGAATATACCACAAACAATAATAGTTTTGCTGGTAGTGAATTTGTTATAATAAATATATAATATGTCAGATAGAAAAATATCATATGGTGTTAGGGATTTTCAAAGTATAAGAACAGAATTATTAAATTATGTTAAGGCTTATTATCCTGATTTAATAAATGATTTTAATGATGCTTCAATATTTTCTGTATTCCTTGATTTGAATGCTGCGGTGGCAGATAATTTGCATTACCATATTGATAGAAGTTTGCAAGAAACTGTTTTGCAATATGCCCAACAAAAGTCATCAATATATAATATTGCAAGAACTTATGGATTAAAAATACCTGGACAACGACCATCTTTAACTTTATGTGATTTTTCAATAACTGTTCCAGTATTTGGTGATAAAGCTGATGCAACATACGCTGGTGTTCTTGAAAGGGGTGCGCAAGTTTTGGGTAATGGAATTATTTTTGAAACAATAAATGACATTGACTTTTCATCTGATTATGATGGGCAAGGAATACCAAATAGAACGGTTATACCAAATAAATTAAATAATATTATTATTAATTATACATTAACAAAACGTGAGCCAGTTATCAATGGTGTTACAAAAGTATTTAAAAGAGTTATAACCTCATCTGATGTTAGACCATTTTTTGAATTATTTTTACCAGATAAGAATGTTTTGGGTATAACAAGTGTATTGCTTAAAGATGGTCAAATAAATACAATACCCCCATATTCTGACTTTATAAGTGATACCAATAAATGGTACGAGGTTGATTCTTTGGCAGAGGATAGGGTTTTCATCATTGACCCATCAAAAGATACGGGAAATGCTAGTATAAAGGTTGGTAAATATATTCAGACAGATAATAGATTTGTGAGCGAATTTACCCCAGAGGGATTTAAAAAAATAACATTTGGTAATGGGGTTAATACAGCATTGGAACAATTAAACCAATTTACTACAACAGGTCAATTACCGACATTGCAAAATTATTTGAATAACTTTTCATTGGGTCGAACATTAAAACCTAATAGCACCTTATTTGTTCAATATAGAGTTGGGGGTGGTTTGAATACAAATTTAGGACCAAATACTATTAATCAAATTGGAGTTAATTCTTTTAGAATAAATGCTGGAAATCCAGCACAAGAATCTTCTGTTATTAATTCATTAAGGGTTAATAATTTATTTCCTGCCATTGGTGGCGCTGGATTACCTACAACAGAAGAGGTTAGAAATTTTGTATCTTTTAATTTTGCTGCACAAAAAAGAGCGGTAACAATTAATGATTATGAGGCAATTATTAGAAATATGCCTTCCCAATTTGGATCGCCAGCAAAGGTTGCAGTTCAAGAGGTGGATAATAAGATACAGATTCTTGTATTATCTTATGATTCAAAAGGAAAATTAATTTCAGATAATTCAAAATTTTTAACGGATAATATTGCAAATTATTTATCAAATTATAGAATGATAAATGATTATATTGTTGTATCGTCAGCAAAAGTGATTGATGTTAGTGTTGAGGCATCAATTACAATTTCCCCAGGTTTCACATCAAAAGATATTATAAATAATGTAATTTCAACAATTAATGGGTATTTTATCCCACAAAGCATTCAGTTGGGTAATGACATTAACGTATCTGAAATAAAGAGTAGTATTCAAAAATTAAATGGGGTAATTTCAATATCTGATTTGGTTTTCACCAATCAAGTTGGTGGAAATTATTCTGGGGGTGAAACATCTATGCCTTATTCAAATACATCGAGTAGAACTATTGCTGCTATTGATGAAACTATTTTTGCTGAACCAAATGAAATATATCACATAAGATATCCAGAAAAAGACATTAGAGTTAAAGTGAAAACAAATAATGGTTTAACAATCGGTTAATTTATTTATTTTACCGCAATATTCTTTATAAGTTATAAATAATGTATACTAAAATATTTATAATCAATAAAGAATATAATGCAAAATAATTTTAGAATTAGGACTGAAATTGGTAAAGATAAAATTGTCAATTTTCAGTTGGATCAAAATATTGAATTCCTTGAGATTTTATCTTTTAAAATAAGGCAATCTGATGTTTACACATTAGACTGCGCTAATTATGGTGTTGTTGTTGGGAGGGTTACGGCAAACAACGGTTTTGGTATTCCAAATGCTAGGGTATCAATTTTTATTCCATTAAGTGATGATGATTCTGATAATGAGTTAATCACATCAATATACCCATATAAGACAATAACAGAAAAGAATGAAGATGGTTATAGGTATAATTTATTACCGTATAAACCATCATATCCTGGTCACGTTGCAACTGGAACATTCCCCACAATAGATGATGTTATGTTTGATGGTCAAGCCATAGAAGTTTATGAAAAGTATTATAAATATACTGTAAAGACAAATTCAAGTGGGGATTATATGATGTTTGGTGTACCAATCGGTAGTTATAGTATTTTAATGGATTTGGATTTATCAGATATGGGGGAATATTCATTAACGCCCCAAGATTTGATAAGGATGGGTATGGCAACTGAAGGACAATTTGATAATAATCAATATCAACAATCAACAGATTTAAGTTCTTTGCCCCAAATTGTGTCAATATCAAAAGGTATTAATATTTCTCCATTGTGGGGAGATCCTGAAACTTGTGATTCTTCTATTAATAGGTCTGATTTTGATTTAAGGGATGATGTAAATATTGACATACAACCAACTGCAATATTTATTGGGTCAATATTTAGTACAGCATCAAATAAAAGAATACGTTCAAATTGTAAACCAAAAGATGATTTTGGTAATTTATGTGGATTGGAAACGGGTCCAGGTAGTATATTAGCAATAAGGCAAACATTAAATAAAGATGAAAAAGGGTTGCCTATATTAGAAACATATAGAGTAGGTAATGTTATAGATTCAGATGGTTCTTGGGTTGTTGAATTACCTATGAATTTAGAATATGTTATTACAAATGAGAATGGAGATAAGATAATAACAAATGACCCAAGCATAGGAATACCAACAAAAGGTAAATATAGATTTAAGATTAAATGGGAGCAATCCACAAAGATAAGTGAACAAACAAAAAGAGCATATTTTCTTGTTCCAAATATTAAAGAATATGGATGGAATAATCTTGGCACTATTGACCCAATGAATTCCAATAATGATAATAAAAATCAACTTGCTGGTTCATATTATTTTGGATTGGATTGGTCTGGTTATACAAATAGTGATGCGGCAATAAGGTGTGAGGATACTTTTTATGAATTTAAATCAAATAAAGTTTATACAGTATCAAGTTTAATTGACCAATATAGGGGCGGTAGTAGTAAGGGTAATTTTATTGGGATTAAAGAAATTGCAGATACATCATGTGATGCTACAATTAATAAATATCCAGTTAATGATGGGGTTAGGAATTTTGATTTTTTATTTTTTCTATTTTCAATATTATTTCTTTTATTTTCAACGCCAGGTAGAGTTCTTTTAATTGTATTCCATTTTGTTAAATTTTTATGGAATTTATTTGC